TCCGCAACAACAGTTACCGAGCCAACAGAGCCCGTGAGTAGCGGGAAACCGCTCTGGGACCACGGGCCTTCGCCCCAACCAGAGCGGCCCCAGCCGCCGATTGGAACGACAACGCCAGCCATTACGCTATCCGAATAATGGCATTACTTGCGTCTGCGGTCGGAAACACAATGGTGAAGTCGCCAGCGGTGGAGGTTTTGTCCCCACCGAAATCCAATACCACGACAGCCGGGTTGGATACCGAGATAGAGGTGGTGTTCGGAGTGCTGTTGTAGATCAACGCGCCGCGAGCAGTAATAGTTGCAGTCGTAAACGTCTCATCCGCAAAGTCGGTGAACGCCGTCGTGCCAGAAGTCGTCGGGTTTACGTTGGTCAGAGCCTGACCGCCCGCCGAATAGCCGGTGCCGCTGGTCTCGTTCGTCACAGAATACGCCGTCGTTGACGCATCTAGCGTCGCAGAGCTGGTATACAGAGCGATGTAGAACGTATCACCCGTCGAAGAGTCAAAATCATGCACACCATAAAGAAGCTCGTTCTTGAAGGATGTACACATGTAGTTTCCTGAGAAAGCCATGTCACAGTCTCCTTATCAGTTCAGCAAGCTCTTTGTGGCCTGCGTCGGTTAGCGCGTTGTACACAGTGGTTCTATCACTTTTTATCGCCTCACGCATGTAAAATTCCAAAACCTTTACAAGTTGCTTGCGAAAGGCATGTGCCTGTGCCCGGATGGCAGGGTTCGCGTCGTCGCTGATAGAAATGATCTTATCCGCGGCGCGTTGCGCGATTTCCTCTGGAGTAAAGCCGCGGCCATTGGTGGTGTGTACCTCCACCGAAAAGCCCGGATTTATGTTCATGTCTAGTGCTGGAAAACTCATTGCTTCGGCCTTATCACCATTCCAGTACGATACTCGTCCGTGACCTCTTTCGACTCACCGAACATCTTCAAGCCGGTGATCGCTTCAGCAAACCGTTTCTCATACTGCTGCATTATATCGGGTTCGCCCTTCATATAGATATAAGCTTCGATCAAGCTGCCATAGAGAAGCGCAATCTGGGCGTTTTCGCTCAACCACGTTGTCCCGCTGCCGCCCGATTGGGTCAAACTCAGCGGGCGATAGAAGTAATGCAGCTCAACGACATACGCGCTGTCCGGGGTGGGGCCCAAAACGAAGTTATCGACGTCAAAAACAGCGTAATACCGCGGATTTCCCGTCGTAGCGGCGTTTGGGTTGAACGTTTGCACAAAATCAGCGTCTTTGAAGTCCAAAAACACCTGATTTGAGCTGCCGTCCGTGAAAGACAGCGAAAACGGGGCCAAAAAATCGCTCGGACACGCCAAATACTTGTTCGACGCCGACATATTCCCGCTTACGTTCTTGCGGAACAGGCTCAACTGCACATTTTTAAGGATGCGCTCCTCGGCCTGCCGGATAAACACAGGGATATTGTTCACAAACGACGTTTCGTCGTACTGCGTGTAGTCCTGAATGGCCTGCGTTAGCTGATCGTATGTAAAGCTCATGTCACCACCGTCACTTGGCCCACCTGTCCGAACGCTTGCGCCGGTTTGAGGTTCGGGGCTTCAACCAGAGGAACCCCGACGTAAACATCCGTGGGTTCCGTGCGGTCTGGTCGCGCATTTTGGAGGGCTTGCGGGTCTACGACCTTGCGAAACGGCCCAAGTTGAGGGTGTTTCGGCTCATATTCGTCCGGCCCCACGAGCAAACCGTTCCACTCCTTCTTCATTACCTTGTAGGGGTAACGGAAGCCGGAGCGGTCGGATATGGCCCATGAGTCTTTTCCGGAAGCAAATTTCGCCATTTACCCCGCCCTATAGTATTCGTACTTCGGAACCACGTTGAAAGAGGACCGATCCCGATCCTCTGTCGCAGCCCGGTCAAATTCCTCTTCGTAGACCGCCTTCAGCATCTGAACACGGTTCGGAGCGCGCTTCAACGCAATGTAATACGCCAAACCGGCAGCCAAACACGGGTAAAACCGGAAGGGCATGTCCATCGTGTTGGTGTAGATGTCGGCATCGTCCATGCGCGTCAGGGCGTCGTAGATCACCACGTCGGTGTTGTTTTCAGGGACAGGCCAAATCTTCAAATTGGGCGTCAGTTGACGGTCCAAAAAGAACTGGTTTGGCCGACCCTGCGTGGTTTTTGTCGGTATCGTGAGGTAATCGTCACGGCTCAGACGCTCCAGAGAGTAATCTGTGCCGTCGCGGCGCAAGACAACCGACAAAACGTCGATTACATCTGCGTTCAAGTTGTATTGACCGTCCCCTACAACCAACGCCTGAGTGCGCTGTTTGATGGTCCACTGGTTCAAACCGCGGTTAGCCCAGTCCGCCAGCAGCAAATTGAGCGAACGCTTGGCAGTTTTGAGGTCGTAACCAGTACGGACCTCAAGACCACACCGCTCGAAGGCTTCTTCGACGTATTCTGCAACGTCTAGCTCAAAATCTTTGCTGCCGGAGGTCGTCATGACTTCTTAGCTCCCCGCTTTTTGGCCGTTTTAGCGGACTGCTTAAACGCTTTTGCCGTCGGCGCACCCTTGGTGCCCGGCTTACGCATTTTTTCGCCAGACCCCTCCGCAATGCGTTTACGCTTTGCGTGGATGTTTGCGTATAGTCCTTGCTTGGCCATTACGCATTACGCACGGCACATGAGGTCTTCACCGCGCCGCCTTTACGCATTTTCTTGACCATGCCGCCACCGCGCATCTTTTTCACAGCGCCACCGGTCTTCATTTTCTTGACCATGCCGCCACCGCGCATTTTCTTAGGTTTCATCGCCATTTTTCAGTCTCCTGTAAAGCCGTTGACGTTTTTCGAAGATGTCCCGGGCGTTATACTGGCCATTATACGTATCATAATAGCCTTTTTTATCCAGCTTGTCTGCCGCTTCCTGTAGCTTGGACAAACGTTGGACAAAGATCATCGCGTATTCCGCATCAATTTGCGGCTCAAAGCCGTGTTCGACCTCGCTGACAAACTCGCTTTCCTCATCGTGCGGGTGGAAACCCATAACCCAAATATCGCGGTCAATGAACATCCCGTCAGCAATGACGTCATTTATCTCGTCTAGATAGGTATGAAACTGGTCAGGGTCTTCGTCAAACTTGAAGTCAACGATGATGGCGACGTCGAAGTTGTCGTCAAACTGCGAAACAGTGCTGTATAACGACTGCTTGTTGTTTTCATACTTGAAGATGACCGCCACGCGACCGTCTAACCAAGCTTGTCGTGCGTAAGGGCACGGGGGAAGGTTGTTAAAGTAGGGATTTGCTATTTCCAAGACCGTAGAAGACCAGTCCACCAGCTCGTGATAAACGGCCTTTTCGACTTCTAACGAGGGTCTCAGGAAAGCAAGGCTCATCAAACTCCCCAGAATTTATGGACCAGCGGGGCCACAAGAATAAGGATGGCCAAGCCCCAAATTTTGATGTCCAACCGGTCTAACGCCGCTTTTTGTTCTGTAAGCTTCTCTTCGATCCGCTGATAACGCAGATTGCACTCCGCTTCGTGCTTCTCCAGTTTGGCCAAGACGTCTTCTACGCGCATTTCTTCCTCACCAAGCTTTGCAGGACCAGTAACGGGCGCTGAACTTGTCGCTTGCGGTTTCGCACGAATGACGCGCTCTAAAGTTTTTTCGACGTCCCGGTTGATCCTTTTTAATTTCCATGTTTGGATCGCCGAAACGAACCAACTTAACGTCAGACCCCTTTTTGGCGAGGACTGCGCTTTTCTTTGATTTACCGGGAGTTCTTTTTGGCTTGTTATATCCTGCAAAAGTCTCTCCCCGATAACTCAGTCTGCCGGAAGGCAATCTCTTAACGTCTTTCGTCGTTGCCATTATGAGAAGCCTCCTCTACTACACACCCCGTTACGCGTAAAATGCCGTGATGTTCGTGAAACCCGGCGCTGTTTGTGCGTAACCGACATAACCGCCATCGGTAAACATAATGCCGTTGTCACGCATCTCGACATCGCTTACAGCGGTGTCCGAAGCAACCGTTCCTAGCGTCACCCCAACAGTGCCAGAAGCTCCACCGTTGCGGACAGATACTGAACCTGCCGAAGCCGAGTTCACGATGTACAAACCGCGTAGGCGCATCCGACCGGCAAAGATAACCTCCAAGGCGTCTGCCGACATGCCCACGGTGATTGCGCCCGCGGTGTCATCGTCCACAGTGACTTGCGTTACAGTGCGAAAATAACCCGTGGTAGTAACCGTCGCCGTGTCTGGACCCGTAAGGGTTTCGACCAAAGCGTCGCCGTTTACATCGGTGCCCGTGATTGTGAAAGTGCGCCCATCATCCGTTCCAGCCGAAGCCACGGTGACTTTGCGCGCAGCGGTAAACGTTGCAACACCGCCAGAAGCGTTAGCGCCATTGATAGTTAGGTTTTGCTCCCCGCCGCCAGCAGGCGTCTGGGATTGGCAGATGCTGTCCGCATCCGCCGCATCGCCATCAGCAGCAAAGTATCGGGCTTTAATATCCGAATTAGCCATCGCTTACTCCTTTATCTCGCCGCGCAGCACTGCTGCTTTGTAGGCCGCGGTGCCCGGAGGGGGCACCGCTGTTTTTCCAGAAGGAGCCTTAGCCGTCGCCGCAGGCTTGACCTTTTCTACCGAAGTAGCTTTTTTTCCAGCCATGTTTTCACCTTACCGCGATTGGGCGGCGAAAACATAATCCACCGACATAGACTTGGTGCCCGTTGCCGATCCAGAAAGCTGCATCAGGCCAAGGGCAAGGTTTTCATCGTCCGGAATGTTGGTCGTGTGCGTAGCAACCAAGTTGCGGTTGACAAAGAACTCGACTGAGCCGGTGCTTTTGACGTGGAAGCCCAAGATTACGGCGGTTCCGCTGACAATCTCTTCGCCAGAATCGGTCGAAGTTTCAGTGCCGTTTTTCTCCGTCTTGCAGAGAATGGCGCTGCTGCCGTCGTCCACTTGGAACACAATGCGATCCGCCGCGGTCAGCATGGCCTCCGGGTTGGTCGCAAAGTTGACGGTCAGGCCCACGCAGATTTCCAGTGCGTCGCCTTCGGCATCGGTCGGCGTCAGCTTGGTTTCGAACCAAATGTCGCGGTTGGCTGCGACAGCAAAAATCTCGTTGCCCTGAATGGACGATCCGTCGTTATCGGTCGTTGCTTCAGACGACATGGTGATCGCACCGCTGACAACGTCGGCAGCAATCGCGACGCTTGCGTTGGTGTCCTTAATCTCCGTCCAGTCGTTGGTGAGATCAATCGTGATGCCGGTGAAGTCATCCATGTAGACGACGTAGTCGGGGTTGGAAGCGACCGGGAGGTCTGCAAACCACTTACGCTGGCCATCTTTGCCAGCGAACAGAACGGGTCCAGTAAAGTGAACAGCCATTTTTCATTACCTCATGCACAAGGTTTCGCTTCGCAGTCCGTGCAATGTCAGGTGGGCTGATACCTGTCTACGAAGCTAATATGTTAAGCCCTACCAAAATAATAACATATGCTCGTAAAAAAGAAAGGGGCCTCTTTCGAGGCCCCTAAATGCAGTTCAGGGAGGTAGGTTTGAAGAAACCCGCCCCCCTTATACCACACTTTACGCTGCGCCGGGAGTACCAAAAACGCAGCGCCAGTCGGACACGCCGAAGCTGTAACGCTCACGCGCCTTGAAGCGCATGTTGCCGGTGTCAAAGTCCCCTTCCATTGCCGTTTTGATCGGCGAACGGTTGAAGTATTTGAAGCCGTTGGGAGCGTCAGTCTTGATGAAGAACGCATCGGTGTCGGTGAGGAAGTGGTTGACCACCGCACCTTCAGGAAGCATCCCCATAGACTTCATCGCGTTCAGATCGTTGTCTGCGGTAGCCGAACGCAGGTTCGAGTTGATAACTCGCTCTGCGATGAACTGAAGCTCTTTCGGAATGATGAGCTTCATGCCGCGAACAGCAATCTTCAGGCCGCGTTCGTCCGTCAGACCAGCAATGTCGATGAGCATCTGCTCAAGCGACGTTTCGTTCAGGTCAGCAGCAACCGACAGAACGTTACGCTGGTTACCCGACAAAGACGGGTGTGCGGACGAGCAAAGTGCTGCACCGTCGCCAATCGGGCTGTTAGTCGAGAACGCATTGTTCAGGATGGAAGCAGCCTTGATCTGCTTAGAGCGGGCCAGAGCCTTGGTGTAGCGCGATGCCAGACGATCATAAAGGTTGTCTTCAACAGCCTCTTCAGTGATCGAAAACGCAAGCGCAATGGTTTCGTGAGTGTAACGAGCAGTGTAGGTTTCCTGTGCATCGTCAAAAGTGATGGCGGAGCCTTCACCTTTAACCGGCGCAGTCGAAAAACCACCGAGCATCACTTCCTCTTCAAAAGCACGGTCCGAGGACTCCTCTTCAAAGATTTCAGCGTGTTCATTCTCGTAACGGTTGTATTCGAGCCCGAACAAGGCATTAAGGCCGGGTTCCAGCTCTTT